CCGCCACCACCACCGCCGCACATGGCGTCAGGCCTTCACGGGCGAGCCGTAGGCGGCAGGGACAACCCAGCCGGCTTTGCTCAGGTGGGCGGACTTGCCGGGCGTGACCGGGGCGGCAGCAGGGGCAGCCACGGCCGCGACTTCGGCCTGCTGCTCGGCCTGCGCTGCACGCTGCTCGGCTTCCAGGCGGGCCAGGCGCTCGGCTTCGAGCTGGGCGCGCAAGATGGCCACCTCGTCGGCGAGTTCAGGCGCTTGGCCTTCTGCTGCCCGGTCGGTTTCGGCTGCGTCGTTCTGGGCTTGTTCGGTGGCGACTTCCTCGACCTTGGCGGGTTCGCCAGGCACTTGGACGGCGCGGGCTGCTTTGGCCATGCTGCACTCCGGTCAGTTGAATGTGTGACCGTTGCAGTGTTTGCCGGGAGGCTGGCAGCGTTCCCGACCATGCGACTCAGTTCAACAGGGTGAGCTGCCTTGCGTCGATGGTGTGCGGCTCGTCCTTGGCTGCCTTGGGCGCGCGCACGGTGTGCTCGGTGCCGCACAGGGGGCAATGGATCGTGCCGCCCTCCCAGGACTCGACGTACTTGGGTTTGATGCCGGTGCGTGGGTCGCCATGCCTGGGCACCTTGTCGAACGTGCGCCCCGTCTCGCGCATCCACAGCGCAATCAGCAGCTCGCCCTGGTGCATCTTGGGGTCGGCCTCCTGGTTGCGCAGATCCAAGAGCGTGGGCTTGCTGATGCCGGTGCAGGCCGTGATGACCCGCAGCGTCAGCCCTTTGTCGCGCAAGTCGGCCAGCACGCGGAACCAGTCCACGCGCTTGACTTTGACTTGGCGAATGAGGTTCATTTGCCCTCCGCCAGGATCGAAATGATCCGCCTGAACAGCGACGTGTGAGTTTTGGCGCGTGGCTTGAAGTACACCGCGCTCGGCCCACATCGCCCTGGGCGGTCTTCTCGCTCATGGACGCAAAAGTACCGGGGGCCGCCGTCTACCATCGAGACGGTGTTCGCGCACTTGTGGTGCTCTGGCAGCAACCCCGCAACGACGTGGTCGCAGTTCACACAGAAGGGTGGCGCTTCTCGTTGTTCCATGTGTCACCTCACAACCAAAAGCGCGGCGTCCCGCGCGTGCTCATTCGTCCGGCCTGCCCAGCCAGTCAGGCGCTGGAACTGCTCGGCCGTCCATTTCGTTGCTCCTGCCTGGGGCTTGACTGCGCGATAAGCGATGCCATGGGAGCCGAGAAAGTCGGCCCAGATGGTGCAGTCGCGTTTGATCGAGCCGGCTCCCTGCAGTGCTTCGGCGCCCTTGCTGGCAAACCACGTGCGCAGGCGGGCATCCTCGAACGTGACCGAGTGCAGCTGGCCGTCACCATGCAGGCGCAGGACTTCGGCCATGGCCTCGTGGATCAGCAAGGCTTTGCACTCAGTCAGGCGGCGCTGCGCGTCGCACCAGACTGCGAAACCGGTGTTCTTGCCTGGGTCGATGCCGATTCTCAGCATGCTCGCCCCTTCGCCTTGAACTGATCGCACCTGACCGGCTGCGTCACGCTGGGCACGAACTGCGCGCACAGCCTGAGGGAGCCCTTGGCGCAGTCGGCGCAGCGGTGCATGCCGTTGTCGTGGCCGTCGAGCGGTGCGGATGCGTGCTCTGCAGGCGGTGCTGGGCGCTTGCAGCTGCTGGAGGTGTGGCCCCATTGGCCGCACTTGAGACAGGGGTCGGTCTTGCTCATGCCTCACCCCCGAAATGCGCGCGCGGGCGCGAGGTGCTGACGGTGGCCCAAGGCCGGTGCGGGAACTCATCGAACGACACAGAACGGTCGGAGGCGGCTCCCGTGAACTGCTGGCTCTCCTGGTCGAACCACAGAGCCACCTTGCCCTCCCACTCCCCGTTGCGCTGCTTGTCGCAGATCAGCAGGGCGTCGGGCTCATCGGCGGTGACTGGCTTGCCCTCCTGCTGGTCGCGCTCCTTGCGCTTGTTGCGCCAGACCACGATGAAGTTGTCCACCTGGTCGGAGATGGAGCCCGATCCCTTGGCGTCGAACTTGCCGGGGGTCTGTTCTTCGCTGGCCAGCTTCTTGATGTGGTGCACGAGGTGGATGTGCACGCTGCAGTCACGAGCCAAGGCGCAAAGCTCGTCCAAGAATTCCTTCTGGCCGTTGTAGTCGTCCTCGCCCTTGACGCACTTCATGAGGCTGTCGATGAACACGTGCCCGATGCGCAACTCCTTGGCACAGTAGCGGGCCACCCCGAGGATGGTTTCGGCGTCAACCGTTCCCTGCTGGTCGTACAGCCACAGCTTGCGATCGGTCCAGTACCCGAACTGGCGGTAGCTGTCGCGGGCAATGTCCGCCATTTCCGGGGTGTCGTTGGGGGACACCGGGCGCAGGCCTGACCACTGGCGGGCCATGCGCTTGAGGGTGCTGACGGGCTTCATCTCGAAGGAGGCGATGCACACCCGCTCGCCCTGCCCCATGAGCGACAGCCCCACCTGGCCGGTCACCAGGCTTTTGCCGTGGCCGTTGATGCCGGCCCAGAGCGTGACCTCACCCGGGCGGAACTTGAACTTGTCGTGGGTCTTGTCCCAAGGCAGGAAGGCGCCGGGCTCCTTCTGGCCGGAGAACAGGGACTCGATGATGTCGTCCACGTACTCGGATGCCGGGCGCACCTTCTGGCGTGCCTCGGTTTCGCGGATGTAGGCGCGGAAGTCGATGCTGTCGCGCTCGATCACTTGGGCCATACGGTTTTGACTCCTTCGGGGGCGTAACGGGTGGCCTTGACGATTCGCTCGTCGTAGGGGCGGCTTGCGTCGAAGAAAAAGGCCTCGACCTTGGCGGCTCCTGCGTTGAAGCAGGCGCGGGCCACTCGGTCGGTGCTGTCGTCGTTGGGGCCGTGCACGAGGACATGGGTGTCCACGATTGCGCGCAGGTCTTGGCGCTCGATGGTGGCCACCTCTTCGGGGGTGAGGTGGATGTCGGCGTGCCTGCCGGCCTGCTGCGTGAGCTGCTTGCACCAGGCCTGCAGGGGTTGGGTTTCGACCCACACGAATGTCGGCTTGGACCCTGCCATGCGCATGCGGATGATTGCGTCGATGCCTTCCATCACACGGCCCCCGCAAAGCGCCGATCGGGCTCTGGTGCAGGCGCAACGGGCACAGGACCCTTTCGGGCTGCGTCCTCTCGCCTGCCTCGAACCGTGGCCAGGGCGTACACGAACCCCTTGCGCCGCCTCACCGCTTCAGCGGCAGCATCAGCGAACTCGGTGAGCGTCACCCCTGCATCGACCAAGGCAATGAGGTCTGGATGGGATGGGCTTGCATCGGCCATGCCTGCCTGCCTCATGGCCTTGGAGGCCAGGCCGTAGGCCGAGGGCTCGCACGCTGAGTGCGAAGCACTCTCTTGGTGTTTGGTGTCTGGTGCTTGGTGAGCTTTCGCCTGGGTTTCGCTTTCAGAACCCACAAGAAACCCGCTGGGTTTTTCTTGGGTTTCTGTTGGGTTCTTCTTTGGGCGCCCACCCTTTTTCCCATTTGCCTGTGCGGTGCCGATGCGGGCCTGTGCTTTTGCCACCTCTTCATCGGCGCGGCGGTTGCACCAGACCCCATCCGTGAGCACGAAGAACTCGGCCAGGACGGCGTCAACGGCCTCGCGTTCGTCACGTGTGCGGGCGCGTGCCAGGCGGTGGGCCTGGTCTGCTGGAATGCCCTTCTCGGTGGCGTAGTACCGATCGAGCAGCAAGCGATAGGCGCCGTGCTCCAGCATCGACAGGTGGAGCGTGTCCTTGGCGTAGTCGCCGAGATGGTGCTCGTAGTAGTTCACGCCCCCCTCCCCATGCTGAAGATGGATGCCGGGCCGACGGTTTCGCGCCAGGTTCGGCCTCGGCGGATGTCCTCGATGGCCTTGCGGTCAACGCCAAAGCGCGCGGCCAGGACGGTGCTGTGCTCGTCTGATGCGCGGACCTCTCGAGCTTTCTCGATGCTCAGTTTGGTGTGCGGGCTTGTGCGGGCGCCACGGGTGTGCGCTGCTCGAGCGGATGGGCTGCGCTTGGACTTGCCGTTGAGCTTGCGCCATGTTTGGAGTTGCCCAGCGGTGCCCCGCATGAGGTGCTGAGGGTTGATGTCGCCCTGTTCGGTGACAGGCCAGATCACGTCTTTGCCAAGGTCTGACAGCTCGAGTTTGTGGTGCAGGCAGTAGGCGACCCTGTAGACGGATGTGTCGACCTGGCGATAGATCATCTTGGGTGTGCCGGCGCCATTGGTCCGACCACGCCACATCCAGCGATCGCCGATGTCGTCGCACATGGAATAGAGGTGCTTGATGGTGACGGTTTTCATGCGACTTTTCGGAGCGCCTGCAGCTCTTCCAAGACGGTCAGATCGGACTGAGCGGCCTGGTACTGGCTGATGACGGTGTTGCCGAGCACGCGCTCGACGGTTGCGATGTGCCGGGCGGGGAGTTCGCGCTTGTTCTCCTTGACGCTGAAGTAGTCGGAGACGTGCGTGGGGTACAGCCCTGCCTGCTCGGCGAGGTGTCGCCTGGTGAGGTTCTTGACGGCCCGCAGCTTCCAGGCGAGGCGGCAGGCGTGGCGGTAGGAGGTCAGTCCCCGGATGACTTCGGGCGGCACGACCAGTCGCTGGGGCTGGATGACACCGCCGACGAGGGGGAGGTGATTGGAAGAAGTCATGGGGTTACCTGTTGAGTTACCAGTTGCCCGGCGAGAAAAATAAAAGCCATGCAACCCCAACAGGAAGGAAGACATGGACGTGAACTTGTGGGCCGCCGCGAAGGTGCGGGCGGTGTGGTGGCAAGCGGAGGCGGCGGCGGCAGTTGCTGCGCTGGTGCTGGCTGTGCTGGTGGAGCGGAGGGAATGAAAGCGCCCGCAGACCCCACCACGCAAAGCTGTGCGGGAGGGCGCAGCACTGTTAGGAGAGGAGACGGCAGCCGCCAAGAGGCGGGGCTGCGTGGCGGCGCTCATGGCCTGCGGGCGGGGAAACATGGGTCAGCCCTGCGCGTGCTCGGCGGGCTTGGCCGGTGCGAACGGGAGCGAGCGCTTGCCGCTGTCCACCTCGTCAAAGAAGGTGATCAGGGGCTCGATGGTCTGCACCGTCGGGTTGTCGCGCTCACCGCAAGCCAATTTGCGCGGCAACGTCTTGGCGACACCTGCCTGCTCGGCGATGACCTCCAGTTGCGCCTGGGAGAACTGGCGCAGCCGGGACACAAGTGGGGTAAGGATCGTGCTCATGGGCCACATTGTCCTTTTTATAGGACGTTTGTCAACCCATATTTCGGACGGACTTTGCGTGAAGCTCCCATCTATGGGAGTAATGAGCGATGCAACTAGAAGAGATCGCCTACGGAATCAGCACCATGTCTGCAAGAGACATCTTGGCCACCAACATCCAGCGCCTGATGGATGCCAACCCTCCACTTTCGAGTCTGGTCAAAGTGGCGGCCGAGGCAAAGCGCAAAGGGCACACCGTGTCCAAGAACGCCGTTGACAGCGCCAAGTCAGGCGCTCACGCAATCAACATGGACACGTTGGACGGAATCGCTCGAGCTTTCGAGATGGAGGCTTGGCAGCTCTTGGTGCCCAACATGAACCCGAACAACCCGCCAGTGCTTAGAAGCATCGGCGAAACCGAGGACGAGATGTACAAGCGGCTGCGCAGTGCTGCCGCCGAAATCGTGGCCCTGGGCCTGGGAGGGGAAAAGTGATGCTCAAACCAAACTCATTGGCGGTTACCTTGTTGGCCGCGGCATGCTCCCTACCGGTCTTCTCGCAGGAATCCGAGAAGGCCATGGAGCTTCACAGGCAGGCATGGAAAGCTGCAATCAAGTGCGGCAGTGATTACGCTCGGAAGTCTGCAAAGATCAGCGCAACAGCGAACGAGATCGCTGACGCCGCCAGGAGCGTTTGCGGCGACGAGTACGGCGAGGCCGAGGTGACGCTACAGAACTGGTCTCGTGTTCGAATGATTGAGCGCGGGGCACGAAGTGAAGCCGCCCTAGTCAACGCAGGTGCCAGCGATGTGGCCAACATGGCAACAGAGTTCCGGCGCTTTGTCATATCCGAAGTGATCGCCGAGCGAACAGAGACGGCCAAGTAACGTCCACTGGCAAAGCACCAGCCGCCTTCGGGCGGTTTTTTTGCGCCCTACGCGTCCCATAGTTCGGACTTTTTTGTAACAACGTCCTTTTTATGGGTTGACAGTCATCCCATCTTTAGGACATCATCCATCTCAACGCAACACCCACCCGGGAGAGCAGAGATGGACCGAACCCCTTGCTTCAACACGCTGGCGACGAACCGGCACCTGGCGCGCAAAGACGCGGCCGACAGCGCGCTGGCTGACCTGCACGCCGAGCTGACGAACGACATGCAGAAGGCGCTGGCTGGGCTGCAGAACGCTGTGCCGAGCTTTGCTGGTGGCACCTCCACTGCACTGCCGCGTGAGGTGCTGAAGTCGGCGGCCGATGAGGTTGTCGAGGCGCTGGACTACATGGAACCCGCCGAGGCCCTGATGCTGGTCTTGAAGGATTCCGCCTGCCCGCTGGTGGCCAAGCTGCGCCGCGCAGTTGTGGACCGCTACGTCGAGTCCAACGTCGACTCGATCGCCGAGGCGCGGGGGCTGTGATGACCGTCCTCCTGATCCTCGAAGCGCAGGCCGCGTGCCTGTCCGCGTGCTGGGAGGCCTACCTCTCAGACGTGCCCATGACCTGGCTGCGCGCATGAACTCCTTCCTGCGCGCCCTCCCCCGACTCCTTGCCCCTGACCCGGAGGCTGATCCCATGGAACACCCTGCACTCACCCGCGAACAAGTCGAGGCCATGGACGAAACCATGACCTTCAGCACGCGCCGCGTCACGCAACTGCACCGCCGCAACGAGCTGGGCGACCACTTCCCGGCGCCTGGCGTGATCGAGCACCACACGCGCCCCGGCCTGCTGTCCCGCCTGTGGAACCGCCTGACCGGCGCGCAGCAGGGCGCCCTGATCCTCACTGGCTCGGCTGTGGCTGTCATCGGCGCTTTCGTGTGGGCGGTGCTGTGACAAACCTCAAGATCATCACCGCGGCCGAGTACCACGCCGACGAGGCAGTGGGCAATTCGATGCTGTCGTCGCTCAAGGACTCGCCCGCGCACTGCTACGCGCTGCACATGGCGCCCGGCCGGCCTGAGCGTGTCGAGACTGAGGCCCTTCGTTTGGGCACCCTGACGCACACCGCAGTCCTGGAGCCGGCGCAGTACAAGGCGCGCTACACGGTCAAGCCTGATGGGTTGAACCTGTCCACCAAGGAAGGCAAGGCCTGGAAAAGCGCCATGGGCAGCCTGGAGATCATCACGCATGAAGAGGCGCAGATGGTCGAGAGCCAGCGCGCCGCGATCCTTGGCAACCCGGAACTCGCTCGTCTGTTCTCCTTCGGCAGCCCTGAAATGTCGGCCTTCTGGATCGACAGCGCGACGGGCCTGCGCTGCAAGTGCCGCCCCGACTGGCTGCAGTTCACCGGCCCCAACCGTGTGCGCGTGGTTGACCTCAAGACCACGAACGACATCACGCACGAAGCCGTTTCCAAGTCAGTCGCGAACTTTGGCTACCACCGCCAGCAGGCGCACTACACGCGCGGCCTGGAAGCGTGCGGCCTGGTCGTCGAGGACTTCGTGTTCGCGTTCGTGACCAAGGCTTACCCGTTCTTCGCCCTGCCCTATCGCATCGAGGACGCATCACTCGCCCAAGGCTACGAAGAAGTCGGCGAGCTGCTTTCTCTGTTCTCCAACTGCAAGCGCGCCAACGAATGGCCGCTGTCCGGCGCCGGGGTGCAGTCGGTCGGCCTGCCTCGCTGGGCGCTGCGTGAAGCCGAAATCGAGGTGTCTTATGTCTCTTGACGTGTCCAACCTGCGCCCGACCATCATCCCGAAGTCGGATCAGCTCAACGCCGACCAGCTCGTGGGCGGCCCCATGACCGTGACCATCACCGAGGTGCGAGTCACCGCGAGCGATGACCAGCCGGTGATCATCCATTACCAGGGCGAGAACGGCCGTCCCTACAAGCCGTGCAAGACCATGCGCAAGGTGCTGATCTTCGCTTGGGGTGAAGACGGGCGCCAATGGGCTGGCCGCTCCATGACGCTCTACAACGATCCGTCGGTGCGCTTCGGAAACGCCGAGGTCGGCGGAATCCGCATCAGCCACATGACGGACATCGAGCAGCCGGTGCGCGTGAGCCTGGCCGCGACGAAGGGCAAGAAGGCGCTGCACACGATCGAGCCCCTGACGCTGGTCACGCTGGACCAGGTCAAGACCGCGATCAGCACGGCCACGAACAAGGCCGGCATGGAGCGCGCCAAGCAACTGGCGATGCAACTGCCGGGGGACCAGATCCCCGAAGCCCTGGAGCTGTACCGGGCCAAGGTCGCCGAACTCAAGGCAGGCAAGCCGTCAGAGCCGGGCCAGAGCGCCGCCTAACTTTTCCGGGCACCCACCCATCAAGGGGCCGGTTAGCACCAAGGGTGCCCACCAGACAGACCAGCCAGGAGAGAGAGATGAGCAACGAGACACCAGAAAAGACGCAAGACGGCGGCCCGGCTTTCCCGGTTTACGACCACCACGGAAACGGTCAGCAGTTTCTCGCGGAAATCGGCATGACCCTGCGCGACTACTTCGCAGGTCAAGTGATCTGCGGCCTTATGGCGCGCGCTGGTGCGCCTGATCCTGGTTACGAAAGCAGGCTCGCTTACGGGGTGGCCGACGCGATGCTCGCCGCCCGCCAGGAGCAACCCAAATGACCATCTACCTAGCCCCCTGGCTGCTGGTTCCCGGCCTGCTGACTGCTGTGCTTGTGCTTGGGCTTGTGCACGAGGCATTGAGCGGTGATCTTGGCTGGCGTGATGTCGCGCTGTTCTTCTCTGTTTGGTCCGTGTTGATGGCCGTCAGTCTGGCTTCTATCTGGAGTGCGAAATGAGTCACACCGAACAGATGCGCGAGGCGCTGCGCAAAGTGCGCCCTTACCTTGAAGATGGCGCGAACCACGGGGACGATGCAGTCGAACTGCTGAAGCTGGTTGACGAAGCCCTCACCGCCCCTGCGGCAGAGGTGCCGGAGGCGATGACCGACACCGACGTGGCTCGGATCTTCCGTCGAGTCTATGGCGGCAATCGCTTTGACGCGACTGAGCGCATGTTCGCGGCGGAGATTGCAGCCGCCCGCGAC